TACACGAGAACCCCTTGATCTATCTGAGGGCCTCCAACGACAACCCTTCTGGATCATCTGGTCAGCTAACGAAGGACCTCTATCACCACGTTGGTGCCACAAGGAACTGTCCAATACACCATAACGAATGTTCTCCTCAGACTCTAGATCAAGGATAATATCAGCTAGGTCAGAGGCTGTAACCTTGGAGTTATATAACTCTCTATAAACAATCAACTGTTCTGTAGGAGATACAGCGAACCAGATTACACCAGTGTATGAACCATAACCATAGTCACAAGCCCTGAAGCGAGTCCATGACTTAGGGATATCAAAAGGTTCAACGACATGAATAGCCCTATTGAACTCAGGGAATGCTGCACCCTCATTAATGTCCCAGTTGCCCTCTAGGAGCTGTTTACGTTGGTGCTCAGGGAGAGAGAGAAGGTTAGCCTCATAGAGACCGTCCTCAGCTAGGTAAGGGTTATCTGAAAGCTTAGCTGGGATGAATTTACGCTTGAAAAGTGGTTGACCAGCTTTAGCACTACCTGAGGGCCACTTAAGTATCTCCCCAGTCTCAATGTCAGTAGCGTAGAATGGTTTATTAGGTGGGGATGGGTCAACGAACATCTTCTTAACGAAAGAGTGTCCGGGACCGCCGGGGTTAGTTGTAGCTCTCATGTATAGGTCTAAGCCAGAGTTACTGGTTGTACGTAAACGAGAGCGCATATAGTTCCATGCGTAAGGGCTATTCCATTGGGTCAGCTCGTCCAGCCCCACCCACGAAAAACTTTGACCTTGATAACGCATCACGTCATCGTCTGCATCTAGGTAGGACATCCAGAGAGTCGCACCAGAGGGGGCGATCCAAGTCTTTTCTCTTTCAAGAAATCTAATTCCCGGATTAGCTTGTGGATATAGTTGTTTGGAAACTGAGATAAGTTCTCTAAGCTCCTCAGTAGTTCTTCGTAGAAGTAACCCTTTGAAGTGTGGGTTATTGAAGTTACGTACTGGATCAGCAATCATGGCATACGACTTACCACCCGCCGCCGCACCACCATATAAGACCTCTTGCTCTGAGGCAGCTAGGAAGTCTGTTTGTGGTCCGGGGTTAGGCTTAAAGATAGTGTCCTGAGCTGCTGGAATATCAATAGGCTCAGGTTTAGGCTTAGCGAAGGACTTACTCTCCGTCTTCTCCGTCTTCGTCATTAGAGAAGCTTCTGGTACGATGTCCACCAAGTCTTTGCGATTCGAGGGCTTCTGCTTTCTGTAAGGCCTCTTTGTATCTGTCAGCGAGGTGCCTTTGGACTGCGGCTTGTCTTCTTCGCTTATCTTCAAGTTTAACTCGCTTCATTAGGCCTACGTGGGAGATAGATCGTCCAGAGTGAGTAGAGAGCCAATTAGCTACATCTCTATAACTATATTGTCGTAGATGCTTCTTGGCTTGCTCTAATAGTCGTAACTCTGTCTCGATTGGAATCAGTATATCATAGTCATCTGGGTCTTGTAAATAACCAAATGGGATAAACCTACCTACACGTACAACCGGGAACCACTCAATGACTTCTCCATCTTCACCTACTTCAGGTTTAGGGAGCCTCCACTCAGTGATTAAGTCCTTACGGATTGTCTTCTCTGGGAGATGATTGTTTTTATTATTATTGCTAGTCAAAGACGACATTGAGTTTATCCTTAATCTTCTTCTTCTTGGTACTCTTCTTCTACTTCAGAGCTAGCTTTAGCTGGAAGGATAAAGAGTGGGGTTGTAGCTGTAACCTCGATCTTCTCAATCTTCCCGAAGCCACCTCGGTCTAGGATATCTTTAGCTGCCATCATCCTCTCCTTATTACCTAACTCAGTTGGGTTAGAGAGAATATCATAGATAGAGTATGCAGCTTTAGTTGCACTACTAGAGATAAACTTACGTGTATAGTCACCAATCTCTTCTTGCAGAGAGTTGACGACAGTAGCTGTACCTACATTCTCACTGTAACCTGCCATACGTTTAGCTTGGAGTGGATCGCCTTTAGCCTCATGAAAGAGATACTCAAGGAACTTCTCTTGCTTCTCAGTAAGGACTTTCTTCTTTTGACTAGTGTTGCTCATATTATCCTACTGGCTTAAAGATTTCTTCTACTGTACATAAGATGTCTAGATCAGGTGCAGTGGCAGATGCTGTAGCCCTTAGTTCGTCTCCCGGTTCAAGTACAATCATTGCACCACTAATCTGATATACATCACCTGCAGTAAAGTTCCTGGCTTTAATAATCTGGAACTCTTCTAGGTAACGTACTCTATACCACATTAAAGATAAGTCAGTATTACCATCTGCATTAGAGATATAGATCAAGGACATCTTAGCTGTAGTATTAGGTGGGCATCTATAGACCACCTCTACCTGATCGTCCACATTACAGGATACATTATATGTGATGAACCGGGAAGCTTTGGCTTGCATTACTTCTTAGTGCCTTTACCTAATGTACCCATAGAGCCATATCTTTTAGCTGGTTGAGTAGTGGGTTTACTCTTAGTCTTTTCTGTAGCAGAACCTTTATTAAAGAGTACACCCCAACGAAGTTTTTGAGCCATAGTCATATTATCTAGTTCAGCTTTAGTCGGTTTAGTACCCTTAAAGGGCTTAGTACCTTTAGGCATTGCTGCTGTAGTGGTTGTTTTAGAGTCGGTCTTAGCACGAGACTTCTCCCACTCACCAATGCCATAAGGGTCCTTCTTACCTGCACGATCAATGGCATTTTTAGCCCTACGTACAGTAGTCTCCATTGCACCATCACCTCTACCACGACCTGTAGTAGCTGGGGAGAGCTTACGAGTTGTAATAGAGGTATCGCGTGCAGGTTTAGCTTTAGGTTTTGGGGACGCACTAGGGGTCTTAGCTGCAGGTTTAGCTTTAGGGCTCTTAGAGGCTGCACTAGCCTTAGGTGCACTCATAGCTTCTTTTTCTGCTTTAGAGAGGAACTTACGGGTCTTTACACCACCAGCCCCTTCTTTCCAGATAAAGTCTTTACCTTCTTTGTAGTCGTCTCTTGGATTACCGTTAGCCATGATATTATTTCTTCCTTTTGGATTTAACTTTAGGTTTGTTCTTTGTTATTTTATTTTCTAAGGCGTAGTAGATTTTCTCACCCTTGAGGGGGCCATACTCTTTCTTCATCGCTAGCATCTTTTTCTTATTGATTGGCATGATTCACCACTTTTTCAGATCGGACCACCATGCCGCACTCATCTTACCCTTAGCGATATTCTTACCATGTCTAGCCTTGAAGGATGCTCTCTTCTTCTTCATTTTATCTGACTCACCCGGTTTAGGCTTACCTGCAGTAGATGCACCTTGTTCTCCAAAACGGATTGTCTTGGTGACTCCACCCTCTTTAGCTACAACGACATGAGACTTCTTGGGGTGGTCAGGTGTTCTCTTTGGCTTATTAAAGCCAGTTACACCAGCTCTAGCTAACCTAGGGTCTTTCTTGCTCTTTACTTCAGCCACGAGGGTTCTTCTTTCTTGCAGTCTTAGTACGAGCTACAGACCTATTAGCTGAAGGAGCCTTTACCTTAAGGTTGGACGACCTGTTATCTTTTGGATTCCCATTAGAGTGGTCCACATCCTTGCCATCACCCTTCTTGACCTTGCCTAGCTTCTCCATTAGGCGTCTGGCTGTCTTACGAGCATCATTACGTTTACGTTGCTCAGGGGTACCTTGATAGTTGTCGTACTCTTTACGTAAGTTTCTCTTAGCTTTAACTGCCACGTTTGAACCAACCTCTAATTACTCTACCTATCTCATTTGGACTAGGGAGTAGCCAACCAACGACAAGTAATAATATTACCCAAGCTGGTATCTGATTATTTACTGTAACTGAATCAACTCTATCTGCAGCTACTGTCTTAGTTACTTGATCTCTACCTACTGTAGTCTGTTGAGCTACAACCTGCTGGGTGTTAGTCTTACCAGCTTGTACATTAGCTGCTACAGATGGGACCTTAGGTAGGAGTAGACCTATAGGATTTAGCTTACTACAACTACTTAGAGCTAGGAGTAGAAGTAGAGGTAGTACCAGTCTTGCTAGTGGTCGATGTACCATAGATATGTAGTCCTGCACTAGCTGCTACGAAAGAGATAAGTGGCCAGATGATTACAGCTACCATCTCCAAGTTGTTCTTAACTACAATCATGTAGATGAGTACGACGACAAAGATAGCTGCATACTCTCTCTTGAAGGTCTTCTCTTTCAATAAATCTAACATACTTATTTACCTAAGGCCCCTCTCATTGCATCAACTACGTAATCTAGTTTACCATTCATATTCTTGAGGTTCTCTTCAATACGGCCTAGCTGAACTGCCTGTACTGTCACACCCTTCTGGAGCTCTTCAATAGATTGCTTGGTAGCTAATAGGTCCCGTTTGTTTATATCAATATCTGATTGCATCCTACCTACTGTCCAGACTATAGCTGCAGCCTGAATGATGAGAGCAAAGATGAGGGAGATAGGGACACTCTTGGATAGGTGCCAGTCTTCATTAGCCATACGTACCACCCCCCTACCTTAGCGCTTATGAGGCCAAGTAATCTCGTGGTGTGGTCCATCAGGGAACCCAGACCAATGGGCACCTGAGGTAAGTGGTACCCCTAGCTCTTTAGCTGCTACCTGCATAGAGTTAACTACTTCAGTATAATACTTCCAATCCCATGAGATTGCACCATTAACCCAAGGGGCAATGTCTACTGCATCACCAGTTAGGTGTCTAGAGTTCATAGTCTTGGAGGCCCCACTCTTGAAGAGCTTCTCCTGACGCTTGATATCTCTCAAGCCCTCAATAACTGTGAAGTCTTGCTTAGTAATTTGAATAGCTAACTTAACTACCTCAACCAAATCCTGATTGACACCTTGAAGGTTCATCAGGCTTCTAGTACCCAACTTAAATTTGTCACTCTTTACTAATGTTTGTTGGGTCATAGGAATGTTTTACCTTAGGTTTTAGTTGAATTTAGTCTGTCTGGATAATTACGAGCAATATCTTCTAGCTCCCAATCTCTTTGTCGTTTAGGCTCAAAGACATCTCGGGCTTCTAGGTGACCCTCTAAGTACATACTTCTCTCTACATGATCTAGAGTATATTTAACTCCAGTAGCTTGGAAGATTGCTTCTCTGACATAGAATACATCACTTCTAGGTATGTGTACTCTACGGAGTCTTCCTTGGTCCCTATCAGCTAGGGCAATGTAGAATTCTTCTAAGACGTTATCTGAAGTGAAGAGTTTAGGTTTAGCCATAAGCTTAATCCTTATCCTTTCTAGTTATACTTTGTATTGGAAGGTTGTCAACCACTTATGGCCCTTGAATCTTATGAAGGCTAATGAGTACATAAAGTTGCCCTTAAAGGTCCTCTACTCATAAAGTGCACTTACGTGAGCTAAAGCCTATAAGAGAACGACAAAAAAGAAGATATCTACTTGCCTTTAAGGGCTACAAGGTCCTACTTTATGTCAAGCTTTAAGTGCACTTAAGGTAAATTATTTATCTAATTATATTATTAGAAATAAAAGTACCTAAACCCCCTTGAAAACCTTAAGGTGAATCCTATATAAACCTTAATGTAATACATAATGGAGTACCTTAAGGTTCTTAAGGTTTTATAAGTAATATAATAAGAGGTTATAAGATATACCTTAAGGACCTTTAAGGTATCTTACTTAAGTAATACTTAAAGTATATTATACATCTACCTCAAATTCTGTCAACCCCCTATCTAACAACCCACCCCAATTTTATCTATATTTCTCTAAACCCCTAACCCTGCCCTACAGAATCCTTACGTAAGATTTGACCTTAAGTGCCCCGTTGGTTCAGGTTACCCCCTCCATCTGGCCCCTAAGAGCCCCTGAGAGCCGATATAAGGCTCACTGAGTAGCCTTCTCCAGTTTTCATAGGGGACACTAGCCTGAGGCCTCCTGAGGGCGCTCACGGAGCCTCTTTGAGAAGGTTCACTTAGATGATCACTAAGTTTACAATTAGAACGCCCACCAAGAACCCATTTTGTATATAAGCCCTTGTTTATATAAGCGATTACTTATACATCATGGTTGGGTTTAGGGGGGTTATGGTAACTTGATGTGGTTAACAGGTCTATTTCTATGAAAATCTGGCAGAGTGGGTATATATATAACGTGGGGACCCCCCCTGGCCCACGCCCACCCCCTTATTTATATGACTTAAACCGATGTTTCTCTCTCTCTTTTGTCGCCAAGTACATAGTGTTTCTCTCTACATATAGCATTTCATGAATATAACATTAAGTAAGCCCCGTAATGTATTGTTTTTAAAGGGTATATCCCCCTGTTGATACATTATTTAGACCATAACGGGGTGAAGAGAGTGCCTCTGTACACGACTGTTTACAAATTGAGGGGTTCGGAGAGAGGGTGACGGGTGGATGTATCTGTCTGTGATACCTGTCCGGATATCTGTTTGTTAGACACAATGTTATAACAT